TTCAACTTTGTCGCTATCATAGGTAACCTCGAGCACTTGCCCAAAGTACGGCACAACACTACCCTGACCTGCTGTGGTAGGATTTACATTGGGCTGGAGTGCGGCCCATTCTTTAAAGTATGAACCAATAGCCATTACTGCTTATCTAGTAAATCTTGTGCTTCGTTTAGCAATTGTCTTTTTTCTGCATCCGATAAACCAAATTCTTCTTTTTCACCTCTATCTGCAGCTACTAATAGCTTTTGAACTATTGACGCTAAGCGAACTAAGTTATCATCATTCTTTACAGAAACTTCCAGGTACTCCTTTATAAGAGGTACCATCATTGATGCATCTGATACATTTTTAATAAGTGGCTTGAGGCCATCTATTAATGATGTTATTTGTGCATCTTTCTTTTTACTGTTAATGTAAATGTCTCTAAGTATATCAGAGAACTTTTTGTCATCGAATACTATAAACTCTGTGCTCATCTTTTGTGTCTTTTATATAAATAGACACTAGAAAAATTATCTATTATCGATGTTGTAGTCTTGTAAAAATTGCTTGAGTTGTTTAACTCGAACACCACCAACCCAAGCTTCTCTATTTTTATAATATCCTTTTTTCTTTAACTCTTTAGGATCAACTGTTTTTGGATCGAATTGAAAAGCATCTAAGTTTGGACCACCAGCCAGTGATTCCCACGCTTCTATTTCTTCTTGTAGAAGCTTCTTGATGTCCTCGAGTCTTATTACGATCACCATTAATAACTTCGATCATATGGTATATAGTCCAGCTCAACATATGCACTAAGTAGTTTAACGTGCTTGTCTCTCATCGTCTTAATAACTCTTGTTATTTGTTGAGTTGAAGCACTTGACATTTCTCTTATGTATACATATAAAGCTTTCTTATTAAAAATCTCTATATTCTCTCTTCTTCGAAACAATTCAACAATTGCGGCTGCAACAGCCTTTTCTTGCCTTTTTGTGAAATGCTGATCTAGGTTTAGATCCCAGTAATCTATGTATTGATTGAAAAATTTTTCTAGATCGATTCCTGTATTTGTTGGCGCACTTATCTCTTCATCAACAGTTGATACATCTGTTGTATCGACTAATTTTTTGAAGTTTTTATTATTATTTAAGATGAGATAGTTTTTAGCAATAATACTAAAATAGCTAAATGCCTTACCTTTACCTTCAGTAAACTTTGGAAGTTTCTCTATCAAAAAAGTAACAACATCATGTTGTACTGTTTTAAAATCTTGCCCGTCAGTGTAATAAAATTTAAAAGTATGTATAATGTTTTCGACTAACTTCTCAAAAGCATACCTTATTTCTGTGTTATATATAATACTCCTTTGATGTGAATCTTCTGTAATATTATATTTTATAATTGCTGTTTCAACTTCCGGTCCAAAGTATAATTTTTTAGCCTTTTTTGGCTTCCTCGTTTTTGTCGACATATTTTGTAATAAACTCATATAATTCATCTATACATTCTTGCAGTGTTGTGAAAGTATGTCCGACTTGATCGTCTGCTTTAAATGCACCTAATCTATCTACTTCATCCATTCTCTTTTTTGTATCATTAAATTTAAACCACAATCGCGATATAAATTGAATATACATTTCTGTATAAGCTATGGACTCTTCGGCATACTTCACTGCCTTTTTATATTTACTATAGTTAATATACGCCAAATAACTGACAGTAACAAGTAATGTGGATAATATGACTATTGTAATAACCATTTATTAGTCTTTTTTGAAAAGTTGATCAAACACATTCATTAACTCCTGCTTATGTGCATCATTTGATTCTGAACTTTGTTTTATTTTAGGTTTCTTAACACCTTTAGCCCATTGATCATATTCAACTTTAGCTGCAATACTGTCCGCTTGATGGAGTATATAGGGTAGATTTGATCTTAAACGAGAATTCTTGTCATACGTTATGAAGTATGGCTTGTTGCTTTCATCATACAAGCCATCGTGTAGTTTTATACCAAACCACTCTTTTAATGAGACTCTTATTCCTCGTTGCTGTAAAAGAAATAAGCTACGGTCAGGTATAAGCATGAATTCCGGTAATGGATTCATCTTATATAATGCTCCTTGGTTTTTCCTATGCCAATCAGAGTCTTGTGGTATATACATCTCATTATCCTCATCACCTATCTTACCTAAGTCGTGATTAATAGCAGCAAAAACATATTCCTCTGTAGTGAAGTCAATGTCCGCACCTAAAGCTTTCCATGTTTCAATAACCTTAAAGCCAGCTTCAATTACATTCATCACATGCAGCACATAACCACCTGGAAATGCATTGTGATGATGTTCCTTAGATGATGCTGGCATTAGCATAATACGTTCCTGATGATCCAAATACAGTTGTCTTAGTTCCTCTTTTCTAGTACCAGTTATGTACTGATCGATATATGATAGAAATTTCTCGTAATTGTCTGTTAATTGTTCTACAGTAAGATCCATTATTGTATTAATTTTGATATTTGATTTAATCTCTTTTCTATTTTCTTTTTAGCTACTTTTCCTTTTTCAGTCTTTAGCTTCTTCTTCAAGGATGTGTATTCATCTAATAGTGATTGCTTTTCTGTTGCTTTTTGCTTTTTAGTTACTTTCGGTTTATCAACAATAGGTGTTGCCTCTAAAGTGCCAAACAACTCCGGCTGCTCAACACCTCTATGATAAACAGTACCATTGCTGTGTACGAAAGTGCTCATAAACCTCCAGCCTTTTGGATATCCTATATTCTTTTTCTTTTCCTGTACAGGAACTTCCCAAGATTCTACAATACACTGTGCACAAAGAACACTAGCTACGTCACTAGATACCTTTGTTAATGCTCCACATAAGGAGCAGTCAATAACTTTCGTTGTTTTAATCTTCGAGATCAAGTCTTTCTGAAACTAATTGTAAATTTGACATAACCATTGCTAATTTCTCAAGAACAAAGGCTTGAGTTATATGTGGCTTATTGTTTTCTATATCATTATACAAACTTTCAGCCAGATTTCTAGCGTTATCTATTTTTGTTTCAACAAAATCTTTATTTTTCATAATTTAGTTTTGGGTTATCGGCAATGTTCTGAATGTCAAATCATACATCGCTGAATGGTATAACTTATTTTGTATGTAATGGCGAGTCCTATAGAAAGGTATATCACCTGATGATACTAGTGCTTGATTTACTGTTAAATCTATAATAGCCTTCACTCTTGCACATATCAACAACAGACTACCTTCCTGCATGTAATATAGAGCATGTAAATCTGTTATATCAAAGTTATCAAACTCATGCTTGAATCCACAAAGATGTAAATAACAATTATACTTTTCTTTTTTAGCCTTCTTGCTAATTGGAAAGCTGCCTATAGGAGGACAGTTATCGGTAAACTTATCAATAACAGATTGAGCATTCCTTATCTCAACACCTAGGTGATTAAGGAAATTAGAATCTGTAAGTTTATCGAAACAATCCATATATTACTTTTTTGGTTTACGTCCCTTTTTTGCAGGCTCTTTAGTAACCGACTTTGATGATGGTTTAGTATCCTCAATATAAGCTTTAATACTTTCGTATTTAACTTTATAGTTAATCATCTCATCGGTTAATTTACCAATTTTAATGTAATGGTAAATAACAAAACCTACTAGTAGGGCAAATAGTGTAATAGAGTAAATCATTTATTATAACTTTTTTAATTATTTATTAATATGCAATTAATGTCACGTTTTTTTACCATAAAGTCAACGGCCTTGGCCTCTATACTGCTTTAAATAGTTTTTTGATGTCTTGAGAACGCTTGACTTTTTCTTCGAATGTATACCAGGTCTATTGACAGCTGCCCTAGCTTTATATCCAGTAAGTGGTTGGTTTTTAGTTGTTTTCGCCATTGTGTTTTCTTATAAATACAGGCGAAAGAGATTTATATACGTGAATTGACTCCCATGGGGATTAAATTGATCCTCTTGACAGCCCTTTTACCGTTTAACTCAACTATAGATACAATGCGTATTGTATCATTCTTTTTTAGTTTATACTTATTATTTGTACCTTCGTAGTAAATAGGCCCAGTATAAGGCTCACCGTTAGAAAAGCGTGGTCCTGTGTACGATCTAAAGTGATTGGTAGTTACACGTGCTCTTTTTCCAGGAGCATACTCAACTTCTAGAACTGCAGAATCACTAAAATCGTATTTAATTTTTAATTTACTATGCATATGAAATGTGTGTTTGATTGCGATATAAACCTTCTTTGTCTATACCATAACCATACAAAATTTCATCCGAAATAACAAATCCATTCCATGATAATTGTG